GGATGAACTGAATGTTCCGGACTGGAACGCCACCTATATCTTAAGGCCCGATCTCCTGGTGCTGACCTCATCGATGATGGACTACGGCATCTTGTCGCCGTTAGTGGTTCAGGAGGATGGCCTCAATGTGATTGATGGGGCTCAGCGACTGCAAGCGATTCGAGGAAATAAACACTTGTCTGAGCGTTTCGCAGATGGGGTACCCGTACATTTGATTGATTGTGGAACTACTGAGGCGATGGCACTGCATGTTCAGCTGAATCGTGGTCGTGGTTCAATGGTGGCCCATCGACTGTCACGCATTGTCAAGCAGTTGAAAAGGTCGGGAGCATTTTCTGTTGAGGATTTTGTTGGTCGATTCTGCATGAAAGGCGATGAATTGGAGTTGATGTTGGACGGTTCGATCATCAAACATCGCAAGGTTCCGAATCATCGTTATTCGATGGCTTGGGTTCCGGTGGAGGCTCCTCCCGGAACGGTGGAAAGTAAACCTGCTACTGCTGAAAAGCCACCTAATCCTGATAGGTAACAACTCTTCCGTGTAAGGCGTAGTGCTACACTGGACCTGGATGAATCCAGGAAGGTGTTTCCATGCCGTCACCCCGTAGAAGTGCAGATGAATTTGACCTTCGGCGTGCGGGCCGTCTTCGACGTAGTATCCGCAGTGTCCTTCAGGCGCGTGAACGTCGCCGGGGTCGTGGTCGTGGAGCTGGCGAACGTGTCGTCGATATCTTGCGCGAGAACCGGCGGCGGCAAAGGTAAAGGGGTCATCGTATGGCTCTCGTAACGCGCGCCGATCTAAAAACCTATATGGATATCAGCTTGTCGCTGCGTCAGGAAGACGCCGCAGACATGGTGCTGGCTGGGCTTCAATCAGAACTTGAAACCTATTTGGGACGCAAGGTTGAGGCTGCGAACTTCACCGAGGATTACATTCTCGATTCGAATCATTTGGGTGTTCCTGAAACTTCTTTTTTCTACGACAACAAACTCGACTCGAATGTAAGTGGCATTTTGTCGTACACGGATCCGCCAGCAACTTTGTATTTACGGGAAAGTCCTGTCAACTCGATTGCGAGCATCGTTCTAACTCCCGTAACTCCTGGAAGCACCGCTATAACTTTGACTGCCGGAACTGAATATGTCGCACGTCGATACGGTGTGGATGTGTATCGGGGAGGGGCCAACGACAAGCTCACTGTTACCTATAACGCCGGTATGGCAGGTGCAACTATTCCAACTCTCAAACTGACGATTCTTCGAGCCGCTACTCGGGAAATGCAAAACATGCATGACGACGTTGTAGGCATCAAGGATCTTGAGCCACGCAATGTTGCCCCCATGGAGACGGGATTTTCAGAGAGGGAGTTGTTGGCGATCAAACGGTATCGCCGAGTGCGGGTGGCATAGCCATGGCTCTAAGAAAGGCGTACAGGAGAGGTCGTAGAACAGAAATCACGATCGATACTGAATTCGATCCATCGCCTCTAACTGACCACATCGACAATATGCAGCGTCGTTCGCGGGATGTGCGTCCCATATTTCAGCGGATTCGTGACGACCTGCGAAAGCATTGGCCAGAAAACTTTACCGCTAATGGTTTACCCGTAGGTGGTTGGGCGCCCCTGGATGCAGAGTACGGAGCCTGGAAGGCTGCCCACTATCCAGGCGCTCCTCCTTTGGTCCAGAACGGTCAACTTTTCAAGAGCCTGTCTGAATTGAGGGGTAGCCCAAACGACATCAGCAGGCTTCGTGCAACCTTCGGAACTGATGTGGAACACGCAAAATTCCACCAAATGGGAACTTCCAAGATGCCTAAACGTCAGATTATTTACGAACCAGCCGAAGCTCAGACACGATGGGGTAACTGGATCGCCGATTACATCGCACACGGAGATAACGAAGATCCGACAGAGCGTTGGGAGGTTGAAAGCTAATGGCTTACGACCTGATGCACGGCGCGCAGTTCGCGAAGAGCTACGTCAACGAATATCTCAAAGTAGATATTCCTACCCGCCTAGTGGAGTATCGCAATGGGTGGAATCTCAATACAGGGACACTGCCCGATCCGGAAAGATACTTAGTTCACGAACCAATTGCTCTCGATCATTGGCCAACAATCATCACCGTTTCCATTTCCACGACAAGGATGGAACGTCTTGGGATGGTGGAATCCAGAGGTGCCATGCACCCCGAATATCGGGTCAACTACAGCATGAGAACTTATATCTGGTCCAGAACCGAAGGGTCAGAAGAAACCACAATAATGAGGGACCAGCTAACAACTGTTGTGCGGTCTGCTCTACTTGATCATCCCTGTTTGAAAGCAACTGATCCTCGTAGCACCTGGAAAGCGGAGATTGATGAATCGTCAATGCGTGAAGAATTTTCTGACCTGACTCTGCTCAAGGGTGATCGTGTCATGGCCGGTGCATACATTGCGTATGACTTGGCCATCAATGAAGTAGTTGGTCGAAGCCCGCTGGGGACGGTTGACGAGGAAGGCATTTCTCTCGGTGTCAAGAATGTTGGAATCGGGGATACCTCTCTAGAGGTGCCGGATACCACTGGCTATACCACGACAGGGGGCTATTCGGAATGAGTTGTTGTTTATGTCAAACGGTTCCACGAGGCGCTGCAGATGCGCTGTCTAAAGATTACGAACGGGATAACTGTTTAATTGTTCACAATCGTGCACGGCATGTGATTGAGACTTGTAGTTGTTGTGGACACAGGGTCGATCCTCTGGGTGTAGCCTTGTGTCAAGACACGGAACTCATCTCTGGCGCACTCAAATCTGGATTTCTAGTGATCGTCGATCGGTTCGATGACATTGGCAGAATCACCAACACGGAATAAGGTACAATCTAAACATGGACGCTTACCAAATATTCAACTCGATTAAACGCGAAGACGCCATTGCCCTGGCAGACAAATGTGTTGTTGTTTACAACATGGGTCACGCGATTCGAGAAGTGGATGAAGAGGGTCATTCTTTGCCAATTGGCCATTATGGCGTTCTCGCAAAAATGAATCCGATTGTTGAGCGCCTGGTTGAGGGTGGCTATCTCGACTTAATTAGTACCGGTAATGGGACTAAAGCTGAAGCTGCTCCAAAGAAAGCAGCTGCCCCAAAGAAAAAGACAGCGGTTGCTAAGAGTGGCTACAACCCAGATGCCAGAGATGGCGATGGCGACGGTTTGGTTCAAGATGGCACAGAATGGGAACGTCCAGCCGAGTGAATCACTATAAAGCCTCTCCCTGTGCAACGTATAGTCTGATAATCTATAACCATCAGTTGCACGGATACGCGCAAGCGTTTTGTACAATGAACAAGACGGCTCCGGGTTCCGGAAGCTTCGAGTAGGAACGGGAAGGTCTTATGCCTGGCGTAGTAATTACAACAGCAGTACGAACAGGTCCATCAAGCGATACGGTTCGCGACTCGTCGCAAGCGTTCTTCCTTGGAATGGCTCTCAGGGGTCCGGACAACAAGGCGACTCTTGTCAAGAGTATTGCCGAATTTGAAGCGCAGTATGGCGGCTATCAGTCATATTCTTACCTTCAACCAACCGTGGAGACTTTCTTCGAAGAGGGTGGCACCCAGTGTTATGTCGCCCGTGTCGTGGGTCCTGCTGCAACCTCTGGCGCCCACAAGCTGCTTGACAGCGGTAGTGCCGACTCCATGACGCTCACTGCCGTGGGGCAGGGCGACTGGTCTGCAAACATGACCTTCACAATCACGGCAGGAAGTATCGCAAACAGCGCTGAAATTAAGCTGTTCTACTACGGCGTTCAGGTCTTTGCCAGCGGCAACTGTGAGAATGTTGACCAAGTTATTGGCAAGGTCAACGGCAGCAGCGTCGCTTCCAAGTATGTGGTTGCTGCAGCCCTCGGCTCCAACCTTCCTGCTGTTCTGGCCTCTACGGCACTGACCTACTCGGATCAGCCCACCGGTGGAACCACAGCTTCTACCGATGACCGCTCGAACATCACAACCAGCCATTACACGGCGGGTCTGACGCTCTTCAACCATGCTTATGGCACTGGTTGCGTCTCCAACCCTGAGTCTGCGGCCACAGCCACCTATCAGGGTCTCATCGCTCACGCCAATACCTACAACCGAATCGCTTTGGTTCATCCAGCTGCTTCACAGACCGTGGCGCAGATGGAAACATTTGGCGAAACTATTACTGCTTCCGAAACGAACACCGAGCACGCAGCCTGCTACTACCCGTGGATCAACGTACCGACTTCAACTGCCGGTGTAACTCGTTTGATTCCGCCTGATGGCTATGTTGCAGCCGCTCGGGCACGGGCCCACAATCAGATTGGTCCACAACAGGCTCCTGCTGGTCTCATTTCGAACGCTCGCTGGGTCGTATCCACCGAAACAGAAATTGACCAGGTTTCAGGAGACACGTTGGACGTTGCCTTGGTTAACGCTCTCCGGGTGATCAACGGCGCGCTTCGCATTTATGGAGCCCGCTCGATGTCCGGCGATACGAGCAACTTCCGTTACATCACGGGCCAGGACACGGTCAATGGAGTTGTGACTCAGGCCAATGTCGCTCTCGAAGATCTCATCTTCGCAACGATTGACGGTCGGAACACTATCTTCACAAGCGTTGAGGCCAAGCTGGTTGCGATTCTGGAGCCGCTCCGCCTCAAGGGCGCTCTCTACGAAGCCTTTGACGCCAATGGCAAGCAAATTGACAAGGGTTATACCGTAGTTTGCAATAGCTCGATCAACCCTGTCACCCAGCTTGCTGACGGTCTTGTCAAGGCAAAGGTCGGAATCAGGGTGTCAAGTGTCGGCGACAAAATCGAAGTCGACATCGTCAAATCCAACCTGACGAACTCAGTGGTATAGGGAGGGCTAACAAATGGCCAAGGTTTCACAACGACAGGTACTTGCAGACATTGCACCAGTGGACACGAACCACCCCAAGTGGGAACAGTTCAAGTTCGCTCAGATGTCTGGTGGGGAAATCACGGCTGCCGTCGAGAAGATTTACGAAGGTGGGGACAAGTTCCCGAAGGTGCTATGCGCCCCCTACGAGATCGGCGACATGACCCTCACCGCTCACTACGACGACGACACCACACCAAGCGATCAGGGTGCCGGTATCGCACTCAAGATCAAACAGCTTCGTGACAAGGTCGGACAGGCGTATTACAACATCAATGTCCGAACTTACGATTGCGACATCGTCGTCAAGAACTTGGATCGCGTGTACAACGACGCTTTGCTTGTTGGCATGACGGAGGCTGAAGGCGACGCTTCTTCTGGCGCTCCGGCCACATTTGCCCTAACTTTCGCCATCCAGGGCGTTACCGGCGGCGGAGATATCGCTTAAACTTCTCATCTTCTAGCATTGATTCCCCACTGAGGGATTAGTGCGTGATAGTGTACGCCTTATGAGCGACCCATTGTACGACGGTGATGAGGGCTCTGAGCCCGAGACTAAAACCCCGACCAAAGCTAAGGCTGTCTCGGGATCCCTACCTGTTGAGGAGACAAACCTCGATCGGCTGAAAGCTTTGATCTCTCAGAAGGTCGAACGCGACGTTGTCCTGCTTGAAGTACCGGACAGGAAAGACGTGTACCTCAGGATCAGCCCGAATATTTCCCAGGCCCAGATGAAGGCTTGGCGTAAAAACGCTGGCGAGGAGACCAAACACGGTCTCGATGCCATCAAGTTTGCCTGCCAAGTGGTTGGCCAGACTTGTGTTGGTGTCCAGATCGATGGAGAAGAGGTCTTCGACGAAGGAGGCAACTCTCTCAACTTTGCCGCTCCCGAAATTCTCAGTATGACTGGGACAACCCGGCCCGTGCCCGATGCTGTTAAGGCATTTTTTGGAACGGATCCGCATGTGGAGGGGGCAGCATTGGCAATTCTAGAAGCCGCTGGCTATGGTGACACCATTGAGACGGTGGACCCTACGAACTAGCGTTCGATGAGTTAATCACTCAGAACACGCTAGTCAACGCCGCACGCCTTTCCGAAGTCTTCCATACTAGTCCCTTACTACTACTAGATTGTAGTGATGATGAATGGTTGATTCTCATGGCCTGTGCTAAAGTTATAGAGCAGGATCGTGAAGAAATGGAGCGCGAAAGGCAGCTGAATTCTGGCTCTTAGCGTTACATAGGCCAATCTTAGGTAAGGGTGGCACCGTATGGCCAATACCGAACTCAAGGTTGACGTAGATGTAACCGGTGATCAGCAGCTAGGCCGACTTGAGCGGAGACTCTACCGGGTCAACGCTGCCGTAAAAGCCCTTGGGGCTTCTTCTGGCAATATCGGCAGCAAGTACTCCAAAGCTCTCAATGACCATCTCACTAAAACTGATGGCCGTTGGAAAAAGCACTTCGATGATATCGATGCTCTGATCAAGAAGTTCGGTACCGCTACTCTGGGTGGTCTCAAACTTGCCTTGAAGGCTGCCGGTGCGGAATTCGCCTTGATGGCTGTTTCCATGGTGGCTATTCATGGCCTGTTCAAGATCGGTCATGGTCTCATGAAAACGTATACGGGCGCACTGAATGTGCTGTCCGGTGCTGCTGCGGGGGCCACGATTGCCCTTGCGGGCGTGGCTGCAGCGATGCGTGAGCAGCAGGCTGCAATGTTTTCCTATAGGGGCAACGCCATGGGCGGTTACGACAAGTTTGTCACCGGTCTGAACAAGGTTCGGGTGGTGATGCGGGGTCTGCACCGCGACCAGGGCATGCTTGCCGCTGGAGCAGCGAACCTCGACGCGGCCTTTTCTACCGTTTCCAGAACTTCTCAATGGAACCGTGGCTCTCAAAACATGTTGCGCGGTTTGATGGACTTTGCTTCCACAGGTGACCTCAAAACTGGAATGACAAACGCTGGCGAACTCATTGCCGCCCTTCAGGACCCCAAGAAGGGCATGAGCGAAATTCGTAAGGTTGCCCAGAAGATGGGCAAGCCTATGGAGGACGCCCTGAAGGAAGTTGCCAAGACTGTCAGAACTCGTGAGGACTTGATTGCTGCCATTACGAGTGGAGCATTGGCTGAAGCGGGAGGGGTTAGTGGCCAGTGGGGTTCTGTTAGCCAAACACTGATTAGCCAATTCAAACTTGCTGCGACCACCATCAAGCAAGACTTTGCCGACCTCGGTCAAGAATTCTTGAAGCCGCTCAAAGAAGCGCTCTCCGACATGATCCACACTTTCCGTATGGGGATGACCCAGGTGTGGCGACCACTCGTCGAATTCGGGAGGGGACCGTTCCTCGCCACGCTCACAGGCTTTGCCGAAAAGACCACGGAGATGTTCGTCAGCTTCATTCGTCGCGGCCCGGAAGTTGAAGGCATGTTCAAGCGAATGGGTGACCGTTGGAAGGGGTTTGTCGACGGTTGGAATAACGTCTTGGATCGCCTGCGT